GGGGGTCTTCGTAATACTTTTGCACAATTAGAGCATACTTTTTACGATCCAAAAGATGCTGCAACAATAGCGCAGTTTATGCTTGACTTAAATGCAAATCAAAAAGCCAGATTCTACAATCAATTCTCAGAAGTTAAAAATTATCTGAACAAAAAGAACCCCGGACAGGCATCCACATCTAAACACGGAGAAGGTTTAGGTTTGGGATCGCGGTTTCTTGACGGCTGGGAAAATGTCGTACACTCGTTTAACTATTTAAACAGGTTGCAGGAAGCTGCATATCGTAATGGTATGTTTACTGCATCTCTTCAACGACAGTTGTTTGACGAGGGTAAGGACATTATTGAAGTTCTTAACTCCGGTAAAGTAACAGAAAACATTTCTGAATCTATGGTAGCAAAAGCTGTAGATGATGCCCTTGAATTTACGTATGCGTCACAACCACAGTTTGCACCCTTCCGCTTCTTAAACAATATGATTGTAAAATCGGGAGCTACTTTAGCTATACCGTTTCCAAGATTTATGTTTAAGGCATTGGAAATGACTTATAACTATAATATTACCGGAGCCGCAACCGCACTTACCAGAATGTTTTTACAGAAAACTCTTGGAACAGATTTACCCGGAGGTGTTGCTAAGGCTGCAGGTAGAACGATTACAGACGGTCAGTACAAACAGTTTGCTCAAGGTCTTGCTGGAGGACTTCCTTTACTTAGCCTTGGATATATGCTGCGTGATCCAGAGGGGCCACAGGCTGGAAGCGAATGGTATATGTTAAAAGACGGTTTGGGTAACGAGTTTGACGCCAGACCATTCTTCCCACTTACTCCGTATCTTTTATTTGGAGAGTGGATGCACAGGTGGCAAGAGGAGCGTCCTAATATCTTCAGAGCGCGGGAAGCTGTAGAGGGTTTGACAGGTGCTAACTTCAGGGGATCAGGGCCGTCTGGCAAAATGTTAGAAGACCTTGTGACTATGTTAAACTCTGATGATCTAGGGGATCAGAGAGCTTTTACCATAGGACTTAAAGAAATGGGAAGGTACATTGGAGAAGCTGCCGTAGGATATGGTCAGTTTATATTCCAAGTGGGAGACTTTGTACCTATGGATCAACGGATGAAAGATTATAAGGATGATCCTGAATATGGTGATGGTCTGAGAGCGTTTCTTGGTGGATTGGCAGAACCCTTCATATCACGTATTGAACGTGTAAAGGAAGCAGCACCAGATATACTTGGCTTTGAAGAAGAGTTTCCGTACAAAGAAGACCCACGATTTGAAGAGGTGCCTGAAAGGGTCATGCCATTTATGAAGATTTTGTTTGGTGCGACTCTTACACGGGTGCCGCCTAAATATGTAACGGAGCTAAATAGACTTGGCTTCACATATGTAGACTTTATGGCAAAAACAAACTCTCGTAAACTTGACAGGGTTATGAATAGAGAGATGGGCAAAGCTATGCAAAGTGAAATGCCTGAACTATTGCGTGTTTTGAAAGACGATCCTGCCATAAAAAATGAAGATGGCAGTATAAATAAAAGTCTAATGAAAACAGAAATAAAAAATTACATTTCTGTCATAAAACAGATGAACTTTGCCGCCTTGCGAGATTCAAATTTAGAAGCTATTCACGCCTCCGACTTACAGAGATTTAGTCGCCTTGGTCCTACCGGACGTTCTGCAGCTATGATAGCATTTAAACGTGTAAAAGGAAGGTCAGCAGATTTTAACGTGCCAGAGGACGTTGCAGAGCTTATAGACTTTGGAAAAAATCATTTCAAAACCTATGCAAAGCAGCGAAAGGCAATTCCTAAATAGACTCTAGTATGCCTATGGCAAGTATGATAGCGCCCACGGAGTTTAGGACAATCAACGCTCTATCATTCCACATGAAGCCCACCCAACCCCACATAGATACTCCTATAAAACTTAGGATCAGGTCCAGTTGGTTGGAATAATCAGCCGCCCGTACAACAAATGCTGACAGTATAAAGAAGCTGGCAGTCCATTTGACATACCAACTTGCATCTTTATACGGCGTTACTTTATCTACTTTACGCATACTTCTTCAGGTTGTCGAAGTATGCTGCATTCCAACCCCGCTGCCATTCACGGTACGGGGTTGTGTTTTTCTTGAGTGGGTTTGCAACAACATGATGCTTACCCTTACGCATTTCAGTTTTGCTAAACGCGCCATACCCATCACGATAGTTCTTATCCAGACTCTTATTCATCTTAGTCTCCTTCAGGCCAGTTGTTGAGAATTGCAAGGCGATCTTCGTGTACAGCCATCTTGTCTAACTCTGACTGTACAGCTTCCATGATATCAGAGTGTTCTCCAATACCAGCAGGATTTTTGAAATAGGTTTCGATGTTCATCATATGCAAGTGAACATTTGCCTGTGCGTGATTTTTCAACACGCTAATCATCTTTTCTTTCACTCTTCTTCTCCTTTTCATCCACTGTTTTGCTTCTCGTTCTATGTTTAGCATTATGTAGCCTCTATGTCAACTACCTCACATACACCAGCAGTGCAAGCCAACTCACGTCCACCTGACGTGGTATCTTCTTTCTCGTAGTCCTGCAGCCATGTCCAATCAATAGACTTTGGCATCTTCTTTATCATATCTCCGTATTCTTCGACAGAGCAGTCTTGATACGGTGCTTGCTTGTAGGTGTGTTCACTGAATGGCAAAAAGCTGATACCAGACACTTCATCAAAATGTTCGTAGACCCACGAGCCTACTTCCATCCATTCGTGTTCTTTGACAGAGATAGTTACAGATGGTTTATGTTCGCACCAGTTACGCTGATACAGAAGCCACAAATCAAGCTGCTCAATGGCTGTCATGTCAAACCGTGTAACGGCACCATGAGGCGATTTCATGGGGAAGCTGAACACTGTCGTGCTATCCGGTTTCATCACATCAGGCTCAGAAGGCACACCTGAACTGACCATGAACTGTGTCAGCGGGTCTTTGTTATCGCCCCGCACCGTGCGAATGTAGTACGGGTTGTGACGCGCATGGATGCCACTGGCGCTGTCTACAAGCTGTGAGACAGTTCCGCTGGGCTTAACACAGGTAATAGCCGTAGAGATAGGTATATCAAGCTCTGCAGCCAAGTCTGCATTAGTCTTGACGGCTTCCACACGCAGTGCATTAAGCGTTGCACCCATATTCATTCCAAGATGCGCTGACTTACCGGACATCATGGCGTTATCCATAATGCCTGTCAAAGACACACCAAGCAGACGTTCTTCTTCTGTATTCTTACGCCATACACTCCGCAGATATTTGAAGTCCGTCAGAGTAGACTGGAACGTGCCAAGTATCGTAGCCAGACGAACCTTGTCTGTAAGCGTTTGCTGTGTATCAGACGCCCGTACAACAACCTCCGACAAATTACAGAACTGATACGGGCGCAGGATAATTTCACTACAAGGGTTGCAACCAAAGTCGTGATCTGTATCGCGGCGACCATTTTTCTGTGCTTGTTTTTTGGCGGCTTGGCGATTGAAGATACCACGTTCACCTGACTTGCTTTCATACAAGGACACCCACTCACGCATGAATGTACCCATCTCTGGTTTTTCTTTGTACGCAACACTATTGTTTGCCAACGCACGTTGGCCTTCACTCTCCCACCATTGACCTGACTTAGCGTGTCGCATCTGATCATCATTAAGATTAGACAGGCTAATTAGTGCGCTGCGGCGTACACCGCCAACGACGACAACCTCACCTATCTTACACATTAAGTCGTGGCACTCAATGGGATACAGGCGACGGCCTGATGCTTTCTTGAACATCTCTACCGTGAACTGAAACAGTTCCTCAAGGGGGGCTGGGCCACTCGCACGACCACCGAATGTCTTGAGACGTGCGCCAGCAGGACGAACCTCTGACGTGTCCCATTGTGGTACTTGCCCTGCGTACAAAAGCGAGATTAGTTCTCGCAGGGATTTGGCCCAGCCCGGACGTGAATCGCCAACTTTGATGACGGTATTTGTGTCATGCATAGTCTCATTGACGATTGGCAGCTTCTCTGTGTGGTGACGTTCCACAGAAAAGCCTACACCAGTGCCGCACATAAGGATATACATTGTCTCGTCAAAGGAACGAGGACTATCCACTGGTACGTAGGAGCAATTGTAACTGCCAACGTGGCAACGATCCAGTGCGGGACCGGCAGTCATTAATGCTCTCATGCTTGGCATGATGTTCTGATTAAGCACCGCTTCCTCTAATTCTTTTCTCAATGAATCAGAAAGCTGATAGTCATGTTTAGTGACCAGATGCCTAGTAATATAATCAAAGTATCTTTCGACTGTTTCACTCCATGTCTCCCTTCGTTGGTCATCTTCTTTCCAACGAGCATATCGGGAAAGAGCAATAAAGTTCTGATAGTCCGTAGGTAAATAGTTGTTCATAACATCACTCCGTGATTGTTCTAATATGCCGTATGTTTGCGCCATCTACATCGTAGAAATACTCACGCAAACCATCTTCTATTTCTGCTCCAACATCTTCGTCTGCCGGTACAGGATATTCTTCTGGATCAACCTCAATAGTTATAAAGACCTTAACCTTCATCGTAGCAGCCTTCTACTTCCTCTATCAACTTGTCCAGATACCACTGTGCTTTCTTTAGGTCTTCTGTACCATTCTTATAACGGTATCGCCATAGATATTTCATAATATTTCCTTGCAGATAATACTCGTAGCCATCACCTGTAGCAGCACGAATAGCGTCTATGCACTCAACACCTGTCTTGTTGTAGTGTGGAGGGCTGTTGACCATATCTTTAAATGCTGCCCCAGCTTCATCTGCTTTTATGGCTGCTCGTTTCATAAACTCTTCGTGACGCATTACGCGCTCCCTTTTGTTTTGCTTGAGAAGTTTAGATGCACGATATTACCGTCGCCCTGTGTAATCTGAATGTCGATATCGTCATCGTCATCATCATCTGGATGTTCCATTTCCATGACAAAATTATGTGCAGCTTGTCCAAACTCTTCATTTGATTCCATGATTGGAACAGCAGCGCAGACCATCTTACACAGATGCATGATCTGTGCATAGTCGTCTGGGTCTAAATCGCCACCTGCTGACATTATGGACACATCTATCTGACCTGTCCACTCTACGTTGTTTGTCACCGTCTTTTCCATGATAGGACGAATCCTGATCAAGAAGTCGTCGTCTTCTACGTAATCTTCGACAGTCATTGAGTTATCTCCTTTTCACTTTGTTGCCACTAAACTTGATAAACTTAGGATGCTTATTCTTACCTTTTTCATACAACCAATCTTCTGGTATGATTCTATCGTAGAATAGAAACCCGTATTTTATACACCATTGACCATAAGTAGACTTTGCTCCCTTACGCAACTTGCGCCTACTATTCTCAAAAACAAAACGAATGTCAAGACTAGGGTGCTGTTTTTTTACGGCAAGATGCTTTCTTCTATCTGCCGCTGTAAACATACCCTTTGTCTCTATTATTATGCCATTGCACAGCACGAAGTCTGGAGTATACGTTCTATAAGCTAGGTCTTCCCATTCTATCTTTAGTTTTTCGTATTCATAGCTGACACTATGCTCTTCAAGATAGACAGATATTTTATGCTCTAGTCCGCTTCTATATCCATATTTTCGTGCTGCGCGAAATGCTTTGTAGTTAGCCACTAGAATCCGCGACCTTTCCAAAAGTCAACGGGATCACGATATCCAATAGCCTTCAGTTCTTCTCGCAGAACTTTATCCGCTTCGTTACGTGCCTCAATAGCCGCACGTACTCCAGCAGTTTTGCGCTCACGATATTCCTTACGCAAGTCGCTAAGTTTCTGCTCAGTAAGTTTGATCTCTTCTGTGAGAGCATCAAGTTCAAGTTTTTCATCCATCCATATACTCCTCTGTTAGCGATACATAAGCAACCGTTTTAGGCTGTTTAGCTTGGGACGCTACGGCAGGACGTTCAGTCAGTCCGGGCCAACAAGCAAAACGAAAACGGCAAAAGACACAACTCTGATCCAGAACCATGTTGCCTGTCTCTTTACCACGAAAGGTTTCTGGCACAGCATCAAAGCAACGCTCAAACCTATTCTCTTTTATTGTGTCTGCAGTCTGTTGAATATGGGCTACTTCCTTGTCAATGTCAATAGCTGTAGCTGGAACATATTTGAATTGTCCATTTGCTTTGTTGACTACCCACCATCCGCCAGCATTTTTACCGGCTGCTTTTGCATATCCAGCAAGCTGTGCTACATACCCAAAGGCATCACCACTTTTCAACGACTCAAATGAGTCAAACTTGTGTGTGTAAGACCAATTAGATGCGGACTTAATATCGTCAACAGCACCATCAATAACAATATCGTAAGTGCCGTCGATGGATGTGTCATCATCAAGTTTAAGAGTAACCTTTTTATTATCCTCATACTGCACTCCCGCCTCTTTCAACAGACCTTTGAAGACAGCCTCAACGATGTCTCCAAGCATCATGTTCATTACAAATGTTGTGGGTAGAGGTAGTGCTTTCTCTGGTTCGTTTTTCTCAAACCAAAGCTGACAAGTTGGCCTACCTACATTTGACATACGTAGGCCAAACTTATCTCGCTTATTGCCCCCGCCAAACTGACGGGCAATAGCATTCATAACATCAAGGCCGATCTGCTCAACTGTTTCCTTTGAAACTGTTGACTTACCGTTAGTAGCGTCCTCCATGTATTGATACAATGCCAGTTCAGCAGGGTGTTGCATTAGGCTGCTTCCTCTTCGTCTACTTCAACATCTACCAGATCGTCAACTATGTCCATTTCATCATCACCGATCTGTGAGTTAGCCTTTTCAGACCAAGCACTGGAAATGTAGCTGTTGTAGTTGTCAATCCATGACATAAAGTCGCTGAACATTTTATGTTCGTTGTCAGTAATGTCAAGAGTCTTAGACAGGTCAAGGGACACAACAGGCACATAGAAGCTGTTACCGTTAGGCAGCTTACGCTCCTCTGTATTTGCTGTGATGATATGCTGAATAGGAAGACGCTGCATCTTTGCCAGCTTAGACATAGTGTCACCCACTAGCTTAAAAGCATCACGATTGTCAATCTCCCAAATAAATGGGCTGGGATCGACAGACACCTCTTCTCCGCTATCATTGACGGCACCCGTAAGAGTTACTTCACCAAGTATTACACGCACACGTTTAATCTGCTTGATGAGTTCCTTAGTTTTGTCTGGCAAGGCATTGAAGTCCTTGATATAACCAGCAGGTTTGCCGCAGTTAAATCCACCATCATTGTCTTTCAAGTCCATATTCAGGCTATCAGCCATCAAAGTCTTGATATAACGATTAGGCATCTTTTCATTACCCTTGACGAAACGCTTATACATATAACGCTGCATGTGAGGGCGAATCTTGACAGAGTTAGCATAGTACATAGGACCGTCTGGGACTTCCAGACGATATGCACCAGCTTGCACCACTTCCATGTTGACTTTCTTACCACTTACCTCTCCTTCACCCATGATAGGAGAATGGGAGATGCGAAGACGCGGCAAATTGCTGCTCTTCTGTGAGGTGGTTTCATTGGCAATACCCATTGCCTTAGCCATTACGGCGTAGTTGTTAGTATCTATTGTAGTCAGTTCCATATTTTATACTCCTTCTTTTGAGTTGGAAAGCATAGTTATATCACGACACGTCTCTCGTGTCAAGCCAGTTGGGGCCGATTTTTGCCTCTAGTTCCAAAGGAACATTGAATACCAACCCCCAACGTATGGTAATCAACTCAGGTAGCACCCTGTTAGTTTCATCTATCAAATTGATAACCCTCCTTTCTTCATCAGGGTGTACGTCAATAACGATTGAATCGTGTACAGTATTTACCACACAAGATAACATGCCGTCAAGCAATTTATCTATGTGTAATAATGCCACAGGTACTATGTCGGCAGTGGCAAAAGACTGCACAGGGTAGTTCTTTATCTGTGTGAAGTGAGATATACGCCCACTAGGCTTGCGCCGCACGTTTGGAAATGCAAACTCGCGTCCCGATGGAGTAGTTATCTTACGCTTACTCAGAGCTTCTTTAGCCAGTTTGGTGTGCCATATCCCAATCCCTTTGTATTTCTGCGTGAAGTGTTCATAGTATTTCGCCTCCGCTGCAGTTCTCCCAAATCCCGTTGCGCCATAAAGCGGAGCAAACGTATGCGCCTTCGCAGTCTGACGATCCGTAGGTTGACCAGCATCGGTAATAACCTTAGCGGTGTATGCATGTACATCAAATCCAGTAGATACTTCATCAATTGCTACTCCATCCTGTGAAAGATATGCAGCGGCGCGAAACTCTAGCTGTGCAAAGTCAGCCTCTAGTATCTTACCACCGTCAAAGCGAGACTTGAATACACGCTTCACCGGAAACGTGCCGCCTCGTGGCATGTTCTGCATATTAGGATCACGTCCACTGAATCTGCCGGTGGATGTCATATGCTGTGTCAAACGAACATGCAGCTTACCATCCTGTTTTGTATACATGCGAATGCCGTCTACAAAAGACGATAGATAAGTTTCTACAGCCGACAAGCGTCGAACTTTTGACAAGAAGTCAACTGCATCTGTCATATTTTTGGCACGTGCTGCCGCCTCAAGTGTTAACAGATTCTGCTTACTTGTGCTGAAACCATTGGCAGACCCCCACTTAGGAGATGGGGGCTTGAAACATAATCCTGCACGATTTGCTAAGTTATCAAGGGTATACCCCTTTGCATCACATGTCTTGCAACGTGTCGGATTTGTATACGGACTACCATCTTTCTTGGTCTTGCGTACATAACCTGTGCCGTTACAAACTGTGCATTGCATGGCTTTTGTCTTATAAACTCTTTTAGTGCCACCTGCTATCAGACTACGAAAGTCCACATCATTCATGTATGGATCAATTGCATTAGCCCAGAATTGTTTGTCAGTTACACGACGGCTATACACAACCCAAGACAGTTGTTCAGGACTGTTGAGGTTTATCGGTGTATCCCCCATCAATTTGCGAACATGTTGCTGCAAGTCTTTTTGTAGATCATCACGCTCTTTTTCAAACTGCTCACGCACAGCATCAAGCTCCTGTAAGTCTACACAGAAACCACGTTGATATATACGTGCAAGACATACTGCGACTTGGTTGGTCAGGTCAACTGTACCCATAAGCCCAGAGTCCTTTTGACTATTGAGCCGCAACATCTGTTTATCGGACAACTGTTGTGTCGCCTCAAGGTCTGCACTTAGATACGACTCAAGCAAGCCATGCGGTATATCACGTGTACTATAGCCTTTGGCAAAGTACTCTTTCAGTGTGTCCTGTTTACGTGTGTCAAGCATGTAACGCTCTGCACATGCAGCAAGAGACTCC